TAAGTGAGGATACAGACTATTTAGGTCAAAGGAGACAACCCAGTCGTGCATTCCGACTTGCGGTTCTTTTACATAAGCACCTTCAATCTGACCATCTTTATCCCGATCCTCCATTTGAGGAACAACAACATTTTTAGAAAGTAGATGGTTATGAATGATTGTGTCCCACATCCGAACCTGTGTCATCACATCATTTAAATTCACCTTTGCGTCATACGCAAGAGCAAGCGCAAGTTCAATCAGCTTCAGCTTATCGTCTAGTTTCTGAACCAACTCAACGTCTTTGATGTTGTATTCAATAAACTTCTGATAGTCTTCTTTGTATAACTGGTGAAGAGAGTTGTATTCAGAATAATCAATCTTCTTTTCACCGAGCTCTACGAAAGCGATATTATCCAACCGATATGATTCTTGCTGAGTATAAGTAAACTTCTTATACATTTCAAGATAATCCAAACTAACGATGCCGCAAAGAACATACGCATAGTTCTGCCTGTTCATCAGTCTCACGATGCGCTCTTCAACCTGCCCCCAAGGAGAAAGTTTTTTAGCCATGCGTTCATCAAACTTCTTTTCAATGCGACGATACAGATAAGGAATATCAAAGAACTGAGTGTTCCAGCCTGTGATGATATCGACATCCATTTTCTGCCACATATCAAGGAATTTGAGTAACAGATCATTCTCATTATTACAACGAATGTAACGGACATCTTCCCTATGCTGCTTGTATTCGCCTATACCGAGAACCCAATAAACTCCTTTAAAGTATATCGTGATTGCAGTGATCGGCTCAGCAACGTCCGCAGGATCAGGGAAACCAGACTCAGAGCCAACCTCAATATCAATATTGGCGACTCTAATTAAGTTTACATCGTAATCAACTTTAGGATATTGTTCATTGATAAAACAATATTCATATTTGTTAGACCCATAGATTTCAAAGTTTTGTATATCACCATATTTGGCAATAAATTCTTTGGCATCTGAAATGGTGCCTTGTTTGACAGGTTCAACAGGAATACCTTTAACTGTTTTGAAGTTAGAAGGTTTGTTGGTCGGGATGTAGAGTGTTGGTGAGTAAGGAACACGTTCGTGGAACCGCTTTCCGTTGCGATAACCACGAACGTAGATTTTATCACCTCTACGAAGAAAGTTCGTATAAAATTCCATGATGTAAATTATAACTCAGTTGAAGAATGAAAGCAAGGACTTTAACTATTTTCTTCCCTGTATGCATCCAAAGTCTTCTTGAATTTATTTGCGTGAGATCTTTCTGCTTTTGCTAGAGTCTCAAACCAATCAGCAATTTCATCATAACCTTCATCACGAGCAGTCTTAGCCATTCCTGGATACATGTCTGTATACTCATGAGTTTCACCTGCAATAGCAGACTCAAGAGCCTCTTCAACAGTTTTAGCTGGCAATCCAGTTTCAGGATCTCCTGCTCCACCGTCGATGAGATATTCCATATGTCCATGCGCATGACCAGTTTCGCCTTCCGCAGTATTACGGAAAACGTTCGCTACATCTGGTGCACCTTGTACGTCAGCTTCATTAGCAAAGTACAGGTAGCGACGGTTGGCTTTAGACTCACCTGCGAATGCATCTTTCAATGCTTGTTCAGTTTTAGTACCTTTCAAACTCATAATATTTCCTTATGTTAAAGTAGAATTAAGCGTTAATCCCTTCACTATATTGCGTCTTTCCGTCTACGCGAGAGGCTGTGAGAATAGACTTTCGATTATCCCCATCAGCTTTATACGATACATGTACCCAACCACTATCAGGGATACCAGGAGTATAAAACTCGAGAATGAGCTGATCAAAGTCAAGATTATCTCTAATCCACTCAGCAAGCTCCGCATTAGGAGTCCCTGGGACTTCAATATCTGCCGCTTCACCCTTGCAATGCTGAGATCGAGAAGATCCCCCCACAGCATCATTAAGGTCGGGAGAGCGATAACCACTATTAATAACAGTTGGACCAAAATGGTCACGAACTTTTTGAACGACGTTTTCAAATAATGCAACAGCTGCATCCATGTGTTCTCCTTGTGGAGTATTATCAATACCTTTGCGCTCAGCAGTTTGAGACTTAGTAAATTCAGCGAGTGAAAAATTTTCAGAAAGTTTCATATCTTCTCCTGTAAATGGGAGTCCCGAAGGACTCCCTATTAGTTAACCAAAAACTATTTGATTTCTACAGTTTTGGGTTTCTTAGCTTCTGGAATAATACGCTCCAAAGCAATCTTTAGCATGCCGTTGAGCATTTCCGCATTTTGAACCTCGACAGCATCGTTCAAATTGAACGTGCGAGTAAATGGACGGAAAGCCAGACCTTGATATAAAAATTCGTTTTTGTCATCCTGCGCAGCATTACCTTTGACAGTTAGCTTATCGCCTGCTACATTGATTTCAATATCAGTCTTTCCGAAACCAGCAACAGCCATTTCAATGACATATGTGTTTTCATCAGTTTTCTTGATATTGTATGGTGGATAGTTGGGAATGTTTTTAGACATGTTGTCATGAAACTCATTGAGTTTGTTAAAAACATCGTCATAACCAATTAGAAACTTATCAAGATCTTTATGCGTAAATGTTGGAAGTAATGTTGTCATACTCTTCTCCTTTTCAGCGAGTTAACAATTAAGAGTCCCATTAGGCGACTCAATTTTATTTAGGCTGCTTTAGCCAATTCAACCTGTTGTTCAACTTTATCGTCATTAACAGGTGTTTTGTCTAACCATACAGGATGTTCCTCATCCATAATGGCTTGGACTAGTTCGCTGTAAGACCAGTGCTTAAAATCACTATTATATGCCTTTAAATGTTCAGCGAGTCTAAATGCGGCTTGTAATTTGCGCGCATGAATTATGGAATCATAGATTCCACGAAAAAAGTTCAGCATTGTGTGCTCCTGTTTACTTTTTCTTGCCAATATTGTACTTGGCAACTAAATTCCACTCTTCACGTTCCTTGTAAGGAAGGATTTTAATTTGTGAGAGTGGGCTCGTTGGTGTAGCCGTTTTTGACGGATCCACCAAATCAATCAACTCCCATTCGGCGAGAAGATTGATTACAGTATTCCGTCTGGCCATGTCATCTTCATTTGGCCAGTTAGTTGGTTTACCATCGAGAGCAAACAGTTCTTTAAAATGAACTATAAAATATCTGCCTTGCTTGTGTAGAATATGACAAGATTGAAATAATGTCTTATCTTTTTTTGAAGCAATGCCGATGCGAGTCAAAGTCTCTCGCACTTTCAAAAAGTCATCCTGTTCTTTTAATTTTATTTCAATCATTGAAGACATATCAAAGATTGTCATTTCATTCCACCTTTATCAAGTTTTGTTTTTATTAATTTTATTTGTTCTTTGGTGAGAACTTTCTCAGCGTCACATGCCTTAGTGTAAGAATAATTATAATATTCCATAAGCATTTCTACTGTGGCAGACTTACTTTTTTTATGCCATCCGAAACGTTTTCTTTTACGAACAGTATTTAGTAAAAACTCATATTGTAATTTATTGTCAATATGGTGGTAGAAATTCATCTCATTGCCATGATGCACAGTATCAATATGCATTGACATGGCACGATTAACAAGGAAGGAAGAATATTCTTTCTCCGCTTGCTTGTCAGTCATCAAATCCTTTTTACTTTCATTGATAGAATTTACAAAATCAAATGGATTCATAATCCCAATAATCCCCAACCGTGATTGGCTACAGCATTTAGGATAATAAAAATCCCAACAAAAAGCTCGAACACCACAATAATAGTACGAACGATTGCAACTTTGTCAGCTTTACTGTCATCATCATATGCCTTAGATCCTAATGCTTTAGCCCAAATATTCCACATTATTGAAACGCACATTCTGACATAATTTCAGTCAGACATGCTACGAGATTAACTTCTTGATCCGCAACGAATGCAGACTTGTAAGAATACTCAGCGACTATCAAGACCAAAGATGGTACTGATTCAGGTTTCATGTAATCAGTTGCGGAGTCATATAGTTTACGATACATCATGACAGGATCATTGTCAATATTTTCCACAACCCATTTACGAACTTCTTTGAAGTTCCTTTCTTTCATGTGTTGTATTAGACTTTTGATAGATACATCTACTAAATTTACTAGAATACCTGTGTCTATCTTTCCTGACACTGAATACCGCTGTAATTCATTCAGCACCCGACGGAAGTCAGGGAAGTGCTTCATGATTACCTGAGCAACAACCTTTTCTTCATACTCAATATGTTCTTGAGAAAGAATCCCATGAATACGCTTCATCAGCTGAGCTGCTAATTTTGGCTTTTCATTGTTAGGAATCTTGAACTCTATTACTGAGCACCTTGAATGGAGAGGAGATATAATGCGGTTAGCAAAATTACAAGTAAGTATAAACCCACAATTATTACTAAACTCCTCCATAAAGTTGCGAAGAGCAGGCTGAGTAGATTGGGGATTGAGATAATCAGCCTCATCAAGGATGACATACTTACGACCACCATCAAAACTGACAGTGCTAGCAAAATTACGAATGTCATTCCGAAGAGTATCGATGTTTCCATTCATTGAACCATTGATAATAATATAATCACAACCGAGTTCTTCTAGCATGGCGCGAGCAACTGTAGTTTTGCCCATACCTGCTCCACCTGTGAGAAGAAGGTTAGGAACGTTTCCCTGTTTAATGAACTCTTTAAACGTTTCCTTCATCTCAGGTGAGAGAATCGTATCATCCACTGTGCGTGG